GCCCCGGCGGCAAATTATCCCCGTTACAACAGATGTTTGCGTCTGACATGCGTGCGTTGAATCAGAACTACGCCTGCCTATGGTCTAAGGCCGACGTAGATGCGTGGCTGAAGGAAAAAACAAATGCGTGACTGGCTACGATACGAGCCTGAAACAGGGCATTTTTACTGGTTAAAAACTTCAAGCCCCCGCGGAAAAGCCGGCGCGCGCGCAGGCGGCATAGGCAATCAAGGTTACGCAAAAATAAAAATTCACGGTAAAACGTATCAAGCCCATAGGCTTGCGTGGTGGTTTGCCTACAACAAGTGGCCGGAAAACGAAATAGACCACATAAACGGCGACAGGTCAGACAACAGGCTAAAAAATTTACGCGACGTGCCGCGGTCACTAAACCAGCGTAATTCAGCGCGTCGTCGCGACAACATAAGCGGAATAGTTGGCGTTCATAGAGTAATAAATAAAAACACGGGCTATTGGGTAGCTACATGGTTTGATAATAAAATTTGTCAAAAGTGGTTTAATGTCAATAAATTAGGCGAAGAAACAGCATTGTTATCCGCTATAGAATATAGAAAAGAAAAGCAACGCGAGTTAGGCGGTTTTACAGAAAGGCATGGTGCGTAAAATGGATTTGCGACCATACCAGCATATTGCTGCCGATTTCCTCTTCGCCCATGATCGGGCGATGATCCTCGCGCCAGTCGGCGCGGGCAAGACGGCGATTACGTTGACGGCTTTAGATTGGATGTATGAACATGGCGCGCTATCGCGCGTTTTGGTGCTCGCGCCTAAGCGCGTATGCTTAAACGTATGGCCTGTTGAGATACCTAAATGGAGCAAATATTTGTCCGCCGCCGTTGCGGTAGGCTCGGCTAAACAACGCCGCGCCGCATTTGCGCCGCCCGCCGAAAACGGCGCAAATGTCGTCATCATGAACTATGAGAATATACAGTGGCTTGCCGAATTACTGGACGGCCATAGATTAGCGGATATGGGATTTTCCGGCGTTGTGTTTGATGAGCTAACCAAGCTAAAAAATCCGAGCGGCAAACGATTCAAAGACATACTGAAACTTCTTGACGGTATCCCGCACCGCTGGGGCTTGACCGGATCGTTTACATCGAATGGGCTGATTGATGTGTTCGGCCAATGCAAAGTCGTCGATCAAGCATTGCTTGGCCGATCGAAAGGCGCGTTCCTGCAACGGTATTTCTACTGCGTGAACCGCGACTTCGGCCAGTGGGAACCGTTGCCAAACGCGCTGCCCAAGGTCATGGAAACAATCAAGCCGGCGACCTATGTGCTGGAGCCTGGCGAGTATAAGGACAAGCTGCCGCCGCTCCATGTTGTCGAGATGCGTTGCGATCTGGACGACCGCACGCCTTACGAGAACATGAAGAAGGAATATGTGCATGAAACGATCACCGCTCCAACGGCGGCCGTGGTGACGCAAAAACTACAACAACTGTCATCAGGCTTCGCTTATGATTCTGAAGGCAACGCTCAATGGTTTGGCTATCACAAGTTCGACGCTCTCCAAGACATCATCGACGAGAACCAGCGAGACAACACCATCATCGTCTACAACTACAAGGAAGAGTTAGCCGAGCTTCAGCGTCGGTATAAACTTTCCACGATAGACGATGACAACGCAATTGAAAACTGGAACAAAGGGGAAATAGAGCTTCTGGCCATCCATCCCAAAAGCGCCGGCCACGGGCTCAACCTTCAGTTCGGCGGCAACAAGATCGTCTTCCTGTCCCTGCCATGGTCACTGGAACTGTTTGAGCAGACCGTGGGGCGGCTGCATCGCAGCGGCCAGACCCGCGATGTCTGGTGCTATGTGCTGATGTGTAATAAAACTATTGACGAACGCATATTCAATGCGTTACACGACAAAAAGTCTTTAGCGGAGTTGGCCCTTGCCGAGTTATCACACATGGAAGCAGCTTAACGACCAGCTTGCTGACTTTACCGAACAAGAGGTCTTGGACCTGTTGGAGATGGAAAAGCGGGACGCCCGCCGCTCGACCGTCTTGGTGCGATTGCATCAGCGTTACACGGTGCTGCGCATGTTGCGCGAGCGGGCGGAACTCTTGGAGATAGTAAATGACCCCCCACGAACTACTTAACCAAGCCGCCAATATTATTAACCAACGCGGCGAAGGTTACGGCGGAATCGAGAACAATTTCCAGCTTGCGGCTGACATGGCGTCGCTACGGCTGGGGCGCGACTTTCACCCTTACGAAGTCGCCATCATAATGGTCTGCGTCAAGAACGCCCGCGCCTTTGCGTCGCCGTCGCATATTGACAGCCATATCGACGCCGTGAACTACGAACTGTTCGCCGCGACGTTTGCCGAGGACTATCTTCAGTCAAAGGCCGGCACGGCGGCTGAGATTGGCTACAAGCGCAAGAAAGACCTAAAGCCGGCACGCCGCGCGGAGCTTTCCATAGTCGACGACCAGCTTAGCGACCTCGCTATTCGCGGGGAGCCGGCGTAACTCTTTGGCAGCTAAGGTCTGGCGTTCTGCCGAATAGTCGACCAGCGGAGGACATCCTTCGCTGGTCGATTTGCACCCGCTAGAACCGGCCAGCATCAAGATCAGCAGCAGTTTCTTCAACGGTCTTGGGTTTGGCAATTTCAGCCTGCCGCTTTCAATCCTGGGGCTTGGTGCCGCCAGTCACGTTGAAATCTTTAGCGGCGACTAGACCGATAGCGATGAGGCCATTCTGAAGATCGGCCCAATTGACCGTCTTGGTCGACCAGGCTTCCCACAAGACGCGCAGCAGCAGCAGGACGCCAGGGATCGTCGTCATCCAGTTTGTCATCATGTTAGTTCACCTTAGTTCTTGTTAGTTGCAGGGGTTAGAGGTGTTGTCGCGCGCCAGACACTCTAATTCTTTGACCGACATACAGCCAGATAGCGTGATGAGCAGGACGGCGCACAGCCCGATAACGACGAGCGACCAGAAAGCCGAGATTGTTGCATCGCGGCGCTCGCGGGCGTCCGGTGAGTTCAGCGACAGAGTGCTGGCAAAGCCGAACAGCGCCGCCAGCAGCATCGACGTAACGGCGAAGATCACGCCAAGGAGTTTTGTCGCGGCAATCATGGCTATCCCTCAATTTGGAAATGCGGCCCGTCTATGATGGATTTCCACGACCCGCCCCAAGTAATGGTGACACCGGCCTTTTTTGCCGCCTTCTGCACGGCGGCGTTTATTTTGCGATAGTCGGCAAGATTCCATGAGACTTTGCCGCCGGGCATGGCGACAACATCGACCGCTTTGCCTTTAAGATGGTAGCTGTTCATTGTGCGGCTTTTGCCCGTGCGGACAAGATAGACCTGGCGTTCGCGGGTGCGCAGACCCTCGGTGATTTCAAACGGAATCGGGCTGGCGGCGCGTGCGGCCTTCATCACCGCGACAAGGCGCGGATCGACGCCGGCCATGCGGCGGATGCTGGTGGCGTTGAGCTTCATCGGTCTGCCTTGTTTGCTAGCATGTCACGGATGTTATCGAGCTTGGCAAACACTTGGCCAAGCGTGTCGTTGAACTCAACGCGCGTCATGTAACGGCCGGCGACGAGAACTTCGATCTCGCCAACCTTTTCGGCCAACTCCTTGTCGGCCTTCTGAAGATCGCGGACAGCGCCCCAGACAGTGTTAAGTGTCCAGCCGCCCATTACGCCGATAATGCCGATAGCGATGTCAAAAAGAACTTGGTATTCGACCACGATTACCTCGCCATCGCATTACGGTTTTCAGGTGCCATTTCATTCTGAAAGGTAAGCCCTCCCATCAGCGCCGCGCGGCCAACCGTCCTAGCACGGCTCTCAGGGGCTCTTGGCGCAGCCGCCGCGGCCTTACGGGCCGCCGCCTGCTCCAGCAAATCGGCGGCTTTGGACGGGTTATTGGCGAGTGCATCGGCCAATATCGCTACCGTTTTACGGTTAAGTTGCGTTCCGACATAATCCAGTATTTTTTCCATGAACATCATCGGACGACTAAGAAAGCCAGACACGGCTTTTTTCGCCGCCGCGACTTCTTCGGTAGCAACCTTTTCGGCCGCTTGTGAGGGACGAAGACCGCTCATGCGTTCAGCTTTTTCAATACGGTCAATTTCGCGTGCGACAAGGCTGAGGTCAGTAAGTTTTTCCACTGGAACGGCAGACAGATCAACATCTAAATTCACAATCGGCTCTTTGGCGCGCGATGCAACATCTTGCAAAGCGCGTTGATTCTCGACTAGATCAATAAGCCGGTCATAATACGGTTTATCAATCGCCATGCGAATTGTTGTATCATTGGCTTTTAGATATTTTAGCGCATCTTCAGGAGAGCGCTCGTTAATAAGCCGGATGGCGCGGTCGACAACTTCCTTGGTGAGCGCCGACCGGCCTTCTTCCGACAGACGGCGCAGACCGGCCTGCATGGCCGCTGGGTCTTTTAGCATCTCGTCAACAAAGTCCGCGCCTTTGCGCAGCGCTTCACCGCTGGAAGTTCTGAAGAATGCCGCCTCGCGGTCCAGTTCCGCCATACCACGCCGCAATGCCCCGGCTTCCTGCCGCACAGGCGCAAGCAGCGCGTCGCCGTCGATCCCCATCAACTCAAACTGACGACGGTATTTATTGACAAAGGCGTCGACATTCTCGGGAACAACCGCGCCCGCGGCGTCAACAATGCCGGATTCGGGCCGCCGCGCAAGGTCTTGAATACCGCTCTCCATAGCCCGCCGCGCTACGGCGTCGTCGCCAAACGTCGCGGTGAACTGCGCAGCGGCGTCCTCGTTGGCCAAGAATTTAGACACGGTTTCAGAGGGAATAATACCGGACTGATTCTTTTTGGTTATGCGCAGCAGATCATACGCCGCGCCGGTTCTGAACCGCGGCACAAACTCACTGCGGTAGGCATTAAGCGCCGTTGCGTATTCAATTTTGGCGCGCGCCGGAATACGGCTGCGCTCCACTGTTTCATCAATTACATCGTGCAGCGCGCGAAGGTCACTCAAATCCTTGCCGGCGACCATCGCCGCCGCCATATCCTTATTGACCGACTTGCGCAACCCGTCCAGATCGCGCAAGGTTGCGCCGCCTTGTAACCGCCGCAGATCGCGGACGGTGCGGGCCGCGACGCCGGGGGCTATATTGCCCATCGTGCCACCAAGAATGTCCTCTGCAACGCGGACGATATTATAGACGGGTATGTTGACGTTGCCCGCCGACGCATACGCCGCGTCGTAGAGCGGCTGAATGCGCTCGCGGCGGAAACGGTCGCGCACTTCGACAGCCCTAGCCGCAACAGCTTCGCCTGGCGCGCGTTGGCCCACCGCCGGGATTTGTTCGCCGGTTGCCTGAAGCGGCTGTTGAATCTGACGCCGCGCCGCCGCCTGCTCCCGCAGAAGGCTGTTGCGCACCTCATCAAGCTGCGCCCGCGCTTCGGGCGACATCGCCTGACCTTGCCGCAGAATCTGCTGGTCGATGGCGTGCAACTGCTGTTGGATACCCTGCAATCGCCGCTGCTCTAGCAAAATTGATTGACGGCCAACTTCGGTTTCGCCGGTGACAAGATCAGCCTCAAGCGTCGCCAGCTTTGGCTCATAAAGCCGCGCTTCGGCAAGCCGCTGCGACGCCGGCACTTGACCGATAATGCTGGCTGGTTCGTTGCGGAACGCCGCCGCAACATCTTCGGGCCGCCCCACGACCGACTCAAGCAGCTTATTACCCGCTGCGCGCTCCGCGCCAGCCTGCGACACAACCGGCGAAACGAAGCGATTATAGCCCGCGCCGACACCTTGTGCGGCCATGAAGGGCACGGCGAGCGGATCGGTAATTTGAGAAAGTTCAGCCAATTCAGGAGCGCCAAACTCCATGCCGCCCATAAATTTACGCGCTATCTGAGGCGCGAACCTAGTTCCGGTCAGCCCCATCGCGGCCGAGCCAAGCCCCGTAAGGCCCGACACCGCCGCCATTGCGCCGAGCGGGTCTTGTTTGGCATATTGAGCCGCGCCTTCTATAGACCCGACAGGGTCAGTTTCCATGCGCAACATAGCTTTGTGAACTGCCTGCGGAATGTTGGAGATTGCGCGGCCTGCGGCTGCACGGCCTTTAGGCGTGGTGAGGCCCATAATGCCTTCGGCAAGTCCATACCCGGCCGCCCCCATGCCGATGGCGCTTTCGGGCAAAATCAACGCCGCCTCGCCCATGCCGGCAACAACTTCTTCCGGCGAGGGGGCAATGCGTTCGGCAACATTAGCCAGCTTGGCAACCGCCGGACTCTTGCGCACACTTTCCAAAAACCCGACTTCGCCGGTCACTTCAGGCTGTTTGGCCTGAAGTCCTAAACGACCGTAGATTTGATCGTCCGCAAACCCAGCTTCGCGCGCGCGTTTTATCTCAGGCACATCTCCTAGACGCGCCCGAATCTGATCGTCTGAATAGCCAGCTTTACGGGCCGCTTCGATGCGCGCACGAAGATCGGTCATTTTTTAATCCCAAGAATCGAATCAAGCTCATCAGCGGTCGGTGCTTCGCCAGCTTTACCGCGACCAGCTGTTGGCGCTGCGGCTGGCGCTGCGGCTG